GTAGCTAATACCTTTATACATATAGATGTAGATGAGGACTTGGTTGGTTGTGTAATTTGGACTTATTAATATGACAGGTTGGGATATTGGAATTGGAGTTTACACAGGTATCTTAGTAGGTATTTGGTCGGACAAGTTTGAAGATGGGCATAAGCATTGCTTATATTTGCCTTTTATATTCATAGAAATAAATACATATTATGGAGATATTACTAAATAATTGGGGTGAGTTATTGATTGGCTTTTTAGCTTTCATTAAGATACTCGTAAACCTTACACCTACTGAAGAGGACAATAAAATCTTCGGTTACATTGATGACTTAGTAGGATACTTTGTAAAGGACAAAAGGAAATGAATCCTTTGTTCGCAAAAGGCATCTTAGCAATAGTTCCTGAGATGTTTAAAGATGTTAAAGGTAAGTGGAGTAGTAAGCGTACCGTATCAGGTGTATTAGCTATTGCAGCAGTTACTCAAATCGATGCAGGTGGCATTACAACAAACACTTTGATATTGGCTACTATTGCAATTATACCTTTGTGCTTTAGCGTATTCGAAAAAAAGTAGTATATTAGTGCAAACTAATAAGAAGATATGAGCAAGAATAATAGATTCAGATTAAAAGCTGAAGAGATTGATCTTATTAAGCAGCACCGAGCAAACACCTTAGAAAACATTAACGGAAATACGGCGTTAGATTTACACCTAAATGATAGGGGTATTTCTAAGAAAGATGTTGTATCCGTTAAGCATTGGCAGAATATGGGAGGAGAGCTTCGCTTTTCTGTTGTTACTAAGGAAGGAAAGGGTATTGATGAGAACGGTATCTTTGAAAGGTTAAATACTTTTGTAAGCGAACACGCTCCAACCTACCCAAAAGTAACACGAAACAAAGGTAGACATCTATTAGTAATCAATCCTGCTGATATTCACATCGGTAAATATGCAAACGCTGAGGAAACAGGCGAAGCGTATAATATGGATATTGCAGTTAATAGAGTCATTGAAGGTGTACAAGGTTTAATTAATAAATCTAAGGGCTTTGATATTGATCGTATTCTTTTCTGTATTGGTAACGATGTATTGCACGTGGATAATGTTTACAATACAACGACAAAAGGAACGCCTCAAGATTGCGATGGTAAGTGGTGGGAACATTACGAGGTAGCTTTGCAATTGTATGTTAAATGCGTTGAGATGCTTAGAGAGATAGCACCAGTAGATTGCGTACATTCAATGAGTAACCACGATTATCAAAGTGGATTCCATTTAGCTCACGCATTGAAGAGTTGGTTCAGGTTAACAGATGATGTTAATGTAGATGCAGGAGTAAAACATCGCAAGTATTACACCTACGGATCAAATTTAATTGGACTTGAACACGGCGATGGAGCTAAAATGGATAACCTTCCCTTACTTATGGCTAATGAAAAGCCTAAAGAATGGGCAGAAACAAAATATAGATACTGGTATCTTCACCATTTACACCATAAAGTTAAACATAAGTGGAGAGATGCAAAGGATTTCATCGGTGTTACGGTTGAATACTTACGATCTCCGAGTGCTTCGGATTCTTGGCACGATAGAAAGGGCTATAAATCCTTAACGGCAGTAGAGGCATTCATTCACGAACACGACCAAGGACAAGTAGCAAGATTAACGCATTTCTTTTAACACAATTTCCCCCAATAATAGGAGCTTCAGCAATGAGGCTCTTTTTTTTTGCTAATTATTTTGATATTGTAGTTGCTATTCTAAAGTTTTATTATATATTTGTCCTATCAAAAGCAATAAAGCTGAGATACAAACAACAACTATTATGACAAATTCAAACGCTATAGGTCAAAACTTCAAAATATCAATAGTAACTTATAAAATGGTTCTATCATATCAACCAGATCATTTAGTATATTTTGAAACAAAAAAACAAGCAAATAGATGGCTGAAAAAATTTTGCAATCCATTAGAAGATGGAAAATATTACTTAAAAAATAAAGGCACAAAAGAGTACGCAGAAGTAATTTGGGATTACCAGGAACATAGAAAGCTAAGAAAAAAAAGATTTACAAAACTAATAGGAGCCTAAAAACTCCTTTAACCCTAAAAACTAAGACTATGAAACTAAACACAAAAACAAGAGAAGCAACAGGTACTATTGATGAGTTGGTAGGACACTTTGTAAGAAGAGCAGGTTGGTTTGATGATTTACATTCTAACATGAAAGATAGAATTGAGGTCTTGCAAGATTTAGGTGATGAAGATACGGCTACCGAATTAATAGACCTTTTAAAATCTGTTAATGCTTGGTGGGATCCTTCGATGGAAGATTTGAGCAGACTGCATAAACCCGAAACCTGCTTTAATTTAAGAAAATATTCAGCAGATAAACTTGGAAGATAGTTGCTAATCTAAAATAAAGTTATATATTTGCATCAAACAAAAACACTAAAAAACAAGATTATGAGAACAGACATAGTAGAGTACACGCTTGATGACTTAGAGAGAGCATCGAATAAAGAGGTTATTAAAGTATTAAACGCTGCATTTGAAATTGAACACACTCAAAGTGAGATTAGTTTATATGAAAATTTAAGAGATGTCCTTAATGAGCGTAAAGAAAGAGAAACTAAACACTAAAAAACAACTAAGATTATGGAAAATCAGGAAAATTGGATTATCGAGTATTTGGAAAACGCTATTAAGGAGTGTGCGAAAACAGAAACCTTTTTAATAGACAATGGTTATTACTTAAAATGTAATACAGACTTAACTAAGGCTAGAGTTATAATGCAGCACTTTATTGACAAACAAAAACAAAACTAAAATGGTAAAGCTAAAAGAATTATTTTTAAGTACAAGGATTCAGCAGTTAGATAGAGATGCAATGATTGAGGATCAACTCAACAACGAGTATGCAAGATGTTGCGAAGTTTCTCAAGCTTGGGAGTCTGGAGAAAAGAACCCAACGAACGGAACTATTAAAGAATTTGAATTTTCAAAGAACCTAATAAACAACTAAGCTATGGATGCGACTAAACTAAACGAGCTTTACACGACCAACGGATTAACGAAGGATGATGTATTCAAGCATAAATTCTACACTATAATTTCGAGAAGTGGTATAGATAAAATACAAGCAAAAAACAACATACTAATTTCTTATGAGTTAATTCATAATTCAGCAGACAATAAATGCATTATAATTAAAGCTACTGCAAAAGCAGGTGAGCAAGTTATTGAAACATTTGGGGAGTCATCTCCAAGTAATACAACAAACTCTTATCCTGTTGCAATGGCAGAAAAGAGAGCGATGAGTAGAGCAGTATTAAAACTTACAGGGTTCTACGAATTAGGGCATTTCGGTGAAGATGAATCAGAAGATTTTAAAAGAAAGTAAGATATGAAAAACACAACTGGAAGAGGGTGGACTCCAACCACAAAATTGCAAGAGGTATTATTATCTACCTACTTAACAAAGGAAGGTATTAGAGAAGCGTTAAAAGTATCTCAGCCTACTTTAGATAAGTTGCTTTTGGATCAGTCTAAAATAAGGTTCAGTCAAATACAAACGGTAAGCAAGGATAGTAAATTAAGTTTAATCCAATTAATTAAATTGATATGATACAGATAATATTAGAAAGGTGTGCGTTGGTTAATCGAGTGTTAATCTCTCAGCTATCAGCAAAGACAGAAAAGACTTTCGTAAGCGATGCCAAAGCAATGGCAGTTGGTGCAATGAAAAAAGTGGGTATTACAGAAGAGGTTATTAGAACCCAGTTAAATACTACCGTTGTAGAGTTTAAAGACTTGGAACATATGCACGAGATGCAACACAAAAGAGGAGGATACTATTATCAAGACTTTTGTAATATTATGAGCTATGTAAACCAACCTGCATTAGAAGAGGGTGATTACGAGAGCGTAAAAGAGTTATCTCAAAAGGATATTATCAATAGATTGAAAGCACAGGTACAAACATTACAAACTAAACTATCAGAACAATGCAAGTAAAAGGAATTATTACGGTGATCAAGGAAGTACAAGTTATTACTGAAAAATTTAAGAAGCAAGAGATTATCTTAAAGCAGGAAGGTGTAGAGTACGATGCAGAAATTCCAATAGAGTTTATTCAAGACAAAGGAATAGAGCTTGTGAAGAACTTAAAAGTAGGCTCATCGTATGAGATAGACATCAACATAGGTGGTAGAGCTTGGAAGGATAGAAACTTCATTAGTTTGAAGGCTTGGAAAGTGAAGGAATTAGAAGCTTCTCCAGATAATGCCGATCAATCAGGTGGTGATATGCCCTTTTAATGGAGCGTTAAACCTCCTGAGTTGGTTAAATTTAGAGGTGCTTTAATTAGCATCTCTTTTTTTATCTAAAAATTATTTATATATTTGTAAAAACAAAACTATGGAAAGGAATTTTAAGGGGGTATGGATACCTAAAGAGGTTTGGCTAAGTAAGGAGCTTACTATTATGGAAAAGTTGTTCTTCGTTGAGATAAATAGCCTTGACAATAGTGAGGGGTGTTATGCAGGTAATGGTTATTTTTCTGAGTTCTTTGAATTAAGCAAGACAAGGGTTAGTATAATCATTAACTCATTGGTTACAAAAGGTTATATTACCTCTACTCTAATCTACAAAGAAGGTACTAAACAAATCTTAAAGAGGGTATTAAAGGTTTCAAGGGGAGGGTGTATAACAAAACAAGGGGAGGGGTATATAACAAAACGAGGATACCCTCCCCTTGAAAAGTTTATAGATAACAATACAGTTAATAATACAAGTTTAATAATACATAATAATAAACAAAAGGCTAAAGCCTATTTTGATGATTTTGATATTAATAATTTGTTTATTGAATTTTTAGATTTAAGAAAAAGTTTAAAAGCAAAGAATACAGATAGAGCTATTAGTTTAGTATTAAAAAAATTGGAAGGCTTATCTAAGGAAACTCAAAAGGAAATGCTTGAGCAGTCAATTGAAAATAGTTGGAAGAGTGTATTTCCAATTAAAAAACAATTCAATAAAGAAAAGCCAAGCCTTGCGAAAAAATACTTTCCCGAGATGTTCGATGCTAAAGATCCTTTTAAAACTAATCTAAAAATAGAATAGGTGTTCTTAAAAATAGTTGTAGATTTGTAAAAACAAAACGATATGAAAATAGGAACAGATTTTAGTGGTATTGGTTCTCCTGAATCAGCCTTAAAAAGATTAGGCTTAGATGTTGAAGAGGTGTTTGCTTGTGAGATTGATAAGTATGCAAGGAAATCTTTTAACGAGCTTCACAACCCTAATACATTCTACGAGGACATTACTACTCGTAATCATTCAGAAGTGCCTCAATTAGATTTATATGTAGCAGGGTTTCCTTGCCAGTCTTTTAGTATGGCAGGTAATCGAGGAGGCTTTGAAGATACGAGGGGAACATTGTTTTTTAATGTAGCTGAGTTTATTAAAGAGAACCAACCTAAATGCTTTGTATTAGAGAATGTAAAAGGGTTGCTTTCACACGATAGTGGTAAGACTTACCAAACGATTACAGATGTATTAACTAATGGAGGTGGTACTCTTAATGGTCAGATAGGTATTGATACAATAGATAACGGTTTAGGGTATCATGTTTATGCTAAAGTTTTAAATACTAAAGATTACGGTGTACCACAAAACAGAGAGAGAATCTTTTTAGTAGGATTTAAAGAACCAAGAGATTTTAACTTTCCCAAGAAGATGGAATTAAAATTAAGGTTAAAGGATTTATTAGAAAATGAGGTAGATGATAAGTATTATTTAAGCGAAAAGATGATAAGTTGCTTTACTCGGCACCGGGAAAGGCACGAAAGCAAGGGTAATGGTTTTAAGTTTAATACAAAAGATATTAATAGTTACGCAAACTGCTTAGATACAAAGGAAGGCACAAGAGCAACAAACAACTATATATCACATTCACTATATCCAAGAAGCTCAACAAGTGGAAAGGGAGGTTCTGGTCATTTAAGTAAATCAGATGGAACAAGTTACTGCGTTGATACTGGTTGCAGTCAAGGAGTGGAGGTTATACAATTAAACCCATCATTAGAGAGTGGAAGTAAACAACCTTATCAACAGAATACAGTTTATGATATTGAATCAGTCAATCCTTCACTTACTACAATATGGAATGGAGCAAATCTTGTGAACACAAAAAGAATAAGAAGATTAACACCTTTGGAATGTTGGAGGTTGCAAGGGTTTACAGATGAGCAATTCTATAAAGCTCAGAAAGTCAATAGCGATACTCAGCTATATAAACAAGCAGGGAACTCAATAACCGTGAATGTATTAGTAGAATTATTTAAAAAGATTTATCTTTGTAAAAACTAAACGAAATGGAAATAGGAAAACAACCCAGTAACGAGCTACTCAATTTCTGTGGGCAAACCATTAAGAGGGTGCTATTTGAGATGAGCCAAAACAAGCCAAACGAAGATATTGCAATAATGGCTAATATCTTAATGACTGACCTCAACGATAAATTCCATCGATTAACTATGGAAGATGTTACTCAAGCATTCCACATAGGAGTAAGAACAACCGATCAGTTAGCAATTAATCCACGAACTTGGTTTAATTGGTTAAATGTACAGAAATTAAAATCGAACGCTACACGCATCAACTCAGCTCAAACAGAGGAGAAGATGAGAATAGAAACAAAGTTCAGCAGCGTGGATAAAAACAAGGTTAAGGAGGATTTTTTAACCCTTTGTATTATCAAACCTTACGAAGACTATTGTAATGATGTAGAAATAACGCTTACAGGTGTAAATCATATATACGAATGGTTAGAAAAGAATAGCTTTATATTTCTATCTGAAGAAGAAAAAGAAAAGATTAAGTTAGATGTGCAAGGAATGATTAAAAGAGGTAAGATGTTTCAGCGTAACAACTCTAAGAAGTATCACCCTATGATTATGAGAAGAGAGATAGCAATATTAAACCTCTTCGAGCAGATGCGAATAGACAAAACAGATTTAAGAACGGAAATTTTAAACACATTAGAGAATGAAAGCAGTAACTAAAAACACTTGGGATTTAGTAGTAGGGGGTTCAGTACCTGAGATCAAAGTGCATGTACCACTTGATGCACGAGCTAAGTATAAAAGAGCAGCCGAAGATAAAGCGAGGTATCAAAGAATTAAAGAGAATAGTTTAAACGATTAATGATATGAAGGCAAAAGAAGATGATTTGCAAGCAGCAGTTGTTACTTACTTGCGATTAGAATACAAAGCTCTTTTCTGTGCTTCTTTAGGTGGGCAATATCAGAAGTATGATTCACAGAAATTGAAAGCCAAAAGAACAGGATATATCGCAGGGTTTCCTGATTTGTTTATATACGAAGCACGAGGAGGGTTTAATGGTTTAGCGATTGAATTGAAAGCTAAAGGTTCATCACCGTACAAGAAAAACGGAGATTTAAAAAAGGCTTATGATTTAGGTGGTACGAGGTACAATCAAACTCGATGGCTTCAGGGTTTAACTGCTCGTGGATATATGGCTAAATTTTGTACTGGATTTGATGATGCAAAAAAAACCATAGATAATTATTTTAATCTTAAATAAATTTGTAGATTTGTAGAAACTAAAAACAACTATATGAAAGCATACGAGAAGTGGATTATTCAGCAAGGAACAAAGGCAGCTTATTTAAACAAGCGTTCAATTAGATCGGTTATTATAGACCTTCTTTATAAGGAGGTGAAGTACAACCAAAACCAACAAGCGTTTGAGATACTCGAACAAGCAGGGGATAAGTATTTTACAGATGCTACCTTCGAGAACGCAGCCGATATACTATTAGCGAAAAGAGAGTAAGCTGCTCGAGTGCTACACTAAAGCCCTATCGAAACCTAACAAGGTTTAATTTCAACACGATAGGCAAATCTTCGAGAGTAACCTGCGTGAGTGGTGCATATAGTGAAAAAGTCCTTGCAGGGGTGTAAGGCAAGTCAGTGTCGAAAGTAGGGGGCAGTGGGAACGAGCCTTCTGCTATTCGATTACTAAAAAAAATAGATATGATATACAAAGTAAGACTTCACCAAAATGATTACGAGATAATTGATAAAGAAGGTAAGCAACAATTTAAAGGTGGTTTAGCTGATTGTATAGCTTGGTTACAATTAAACGATAAAGGATATTTAAACTAAAACAATAGAGATGAATGTACTAATTATTACAATACTGGTAGTAGGTTTAGGAATACTACTTTACGATAGGTCAGTTATTAAATAACAACATTAAAAAAACACTATTATTGATTATGGTAGAAGAAAAAGAAGTTACAAAAGCAGCCGAAGATATTGCTGAGAATATGTTTAGTGATTGGTTGGGAGAATTAGAAACTAAAGAACAACCTGAAGCGTGTTCAATTGATAACCCTGACTGCGAGAATTGTGGGAGTTGAGAGAATAGTCTGCGATAAGATATTAGAGAGGGCAGAGCTTGGAAAGAACAAGTACGGTGTAACAATGGAGAGAACAGACCTTAGTGTTGAGCAATGGTTAACACACGCACAAGAGGAAGCTATGGACTTAGCAATATATTTAGAAAAAATAAAGCAAGTATTAGCTGAGAAGTAGATTATTTTTATATCTTAGCAGTAAGATTTTCATTTTAGTTGTTTTTGAAAGGGGGTAAGGGTTAAACCTCGCTCCCTTTTTTTTATGACTATACAAAAACAAAACTATGAAAGGGCTAATCAATCACACGATATTAAAAGGAGTTAAGAGAGGTAAGAATCTTCACATTATTAGAAGGCACTTATCTATCTACTATAATATTAAAATAGGATATAAAGCATTCTTACTAAGATATGGCAACATTAAGCGAAGATATAGCAACTAAGTACAATGAGCTTCTTAAAATAGCTCTAAAGATTACAGATAGTAAAGATGATGCACAAGACCTCACGCAAGAGGTGTATGTTGTTATGCTCGAATACGATCAAGAAAAGCTCAGAACCATTTTTGATAATGGTCATTTGGGCTTTTGGTGTACAAGGGTAATGCTTAATCTGTACATTCGTTCTAACTCCCAGTTTAAAAAGAAGCACCACGAAATTAATAAGCTTGGTTTAGGGAATGACTACCAACTTAGTCAACTTGTTTGTGAAGGTGAAGAAGGAATAGATGAGAAGGTACTACAAGATGATCGCTTAGAGCTAATTAATAACGCTATGAATGATTTACACTTCTACGACAAGACTCTATTTAAAGTCTACTACGAAACAGACCATACAATTAGAAGCCTTGCAAAAGCAACAGGCATCTCTACAACATCAATCTTCCATACTATTAAGAATGTTAGAAGCTATATCATAGATGAAGTTAAAGACAAGCAGTAGAACCTATAACGAACGAATGGCTATCTGTAAAGGGTGCGATCACTTCAGGAAGTCAGTAAGTCAATGTAAAAAGTGTGGTTGCTTTATGAAGATTAAAGGAGCTATTGCATTTACTCGGTGTCCTATTGGTAAATGGGAGAGAGAGAACGACCTTACAACGGATCAACTATCTATCTTGAGGCGATTAATGGAGCAAATCGGCTCAGATAAAGTAAAGCACGATGAGAATGTAGGCATTACAAACCTATATAATGAGATATTCGGAATGAATAAGCAGGTTAGTAGTTGTGGTACTTGTGTAAGACAAACGATAAACGAATTAAAGGATATACTTAATGCGTATGATAATAGAAAGTAGGAAGATTAGTGAACTTAAATTCGCTGAGTACAACCCTCGAACGATAAGCAAGAAGCAATTCAAGGATTTAAAAGCCAGTTTAAAGAAGTTCGGTTTAATTGATCCTATTATAATCAATTCAAGTAAGGATAGACACAACATAATTATCGGAGGGCATCAACGCTCCAGGGCGTGGTTAGATTTAGGAAACGACACTATCCCTTGTGTAATACTAGACCTGCCTATTAACGATGAGATGGAACTTAATCTAAGGCTGAATAAAAACGGAGGTAAGTTTGATGATGACTTACTATTGAATTACTTTGATGAAGAACTACTATTCGATGTAGGGTTCACTGTAAACGACTTGAATATAAACTTGGATAAGTACGAAGATAACGCATTAGAAGAAGCGACTAAAGATGTGTGTGAGTGTTGTGGAGCAGGAATTTGACAAGTAAGGATAAGATACACTATGCTATTGCTGCATTACTATTTAACATATTACTCGCTTACCTATTATTATGAGAAAGCACACACGCATATACTTAGAGTACTTTAACTTTGATGAGTTGGATTATATCCCTTGCGAAGTATGTCATTCACCTGCTCAAGATATACATCACATAGATGCTCGTGGTATGGGAGGGAGTAAGCTAAAGGATAACATCGAGAACCTTCAAGCAGTTTGTAGAGCGTGTCATATTAGATATGGAGATAAGAAACAACACAAGGATATGTTAGTTGAAAGACATTTGAATTACATGGAAAGCTATGGAAGATAACACACAAAAACGCACAAAAGTAGCTAAACTAAAGATGCTTAGTGCTTTAGAGAAATCGTTAGGCATTGTTACTAATGCGTTGAAGATAGCAGAGGTTAGTAGGTCGCAGTATTACGAATGGCTTCGAGTAGATGAGGAGTTTAAAAGCAAGGTAAAAGATGTAGATAACATCGCTTTAGACTTCGCAGAATCAAACCTTTACAAGCAGATAAAAGAAAACAACCATTCAAGCACTCAGTTCTATTTAAAGAACAAAGGAAGGGATAGGGGTTACGGTGATAAGTTAGATATTACTACTGGAGGTGATAAGATTAATAAAATAGAGATAGAGATTGTCAAGTCTAAAGATAAAAACGAGTAATGTATTCGAGCGTAACTATAACGCAAAAACTAAGATAGTAGTTAATCAAGGTGGTACCCGTTCAGGTAAAACTTATTCACTATGTCAATTGCTTATAGTTAAATCATTCGAGGAGACAGGTAAACACTTTTCAATAGTTAGAAAGTCGCTACCGAGTTTGAAGATGTCTGTGATGAAGGATTTCTTTGAGATACTTAATCACCTTGAATTATACGATGAGAGCAACCACAACAAATCAGATCACACTTATAAACTAAACGGTAATACATTTGAATTCCTTTCTTTAGACCAACCACAAAAGAAGAGGGGTACTAAAAGGCACTACCTATTCTGTAATGAAGCGAACGAATTAACTTGGGAGGATTTCTTCCAATTGATTATAAGAACAGAGGAGAGGGTTTATATAGATTTCAATCCTTCAGATTCTCATCACTGGATATACGATAAAGTCCTTACAAGAGATGACACGACCTTTATTAAATCAACCTACTTAGATAATCCCTTCTTAGCTGATGAGCTTGTAAGAGAGATTGAAAGGCTTAGAGATACAGATGAGGAATATTGGAAGATATACGGATTAGGTGAGAGAGGATTTAGTAAAGCTATCATATTTCCAAAGGTTACAATTATCGGTAAAGTTCCTGAAGATGCAACCTTAATTAGTACAGGCTTAGATTTTGGATTTACAAACGATCCGAGTGCATTGATTGAAGTATACGAACAAGAAGGAGCATTAATCTTTAATGAATTAATATATGAGCGAGGACTCACTAACTTTGACCTTACTAAGCGAATGGGTTCTTTTGGGATTGATAGACGAAGACCTATTTTTGCAGACTCTTCAGAGCCTAAATCAATTGAGGAGATATATAGATTAGGTTTTAATATTAAGCCTTGTGTAAAAGGTAAGGATAGTATTAATATAGGTATTGACTTACTGAAGAGGTACAATCTAAAGGTAACGAGCAAGTCTACCAATCTAATATCTGAGTTCAATAACTACAAATGGGTGGAGGATAAGAACGGACACCTATTAAACAAGCCTATTGATAACCATAATCACGCAATTGATAGTTTGAGATATGCCGTTACTATGGTAAAGAGTAAGCCGAGATCAGGAAAGTATAGTATAAGATAGTATATTTGTACAGAATCAATTAATTTCTATTATATAATATGAAGGTTACAATTCCAACAGATTTAAGCGAAATTACATTAGGGCAATTACAAGCCTTGACTAAGTTAGAGGGTAGTGAGCTTAACTCGATAGAGATGCAAAAGCAAACGATTGAGCTGCTTACTGATGTTGAACGGTCTAATATAGACTTGTTTAAACTAACAGACTTAAACGATGTGTATAGCAAGTTGTTGAGTTTGTCTAAGCGAAGCGATAATCTTACTCAGTTCGTAACGATTGAAGGCGTTAAATATGGTTTTCACCCTAACCTATCTGAGATAAGTACAGGAGAGTTTGCAGATTTGGATACTTTATGTCAAGACTTTAACGAGAACTTACACCTTATAATGGCTATTTTGTACAGGAAAGTAACCATTGAGAAGTATGGTAAGTATCAAATAGAACCTTATGATGGTGAAGTAGAAGAGAGAGCGAGGTTATTCAAGAAACAACTACCAGCAAATGTAGTAAATGGTGCATTAGTTTTTTTTTGGACTATCGGAAAAGACTACTTGAGCGATTCTCTCAACTCTTTAGTGGAGGATCAACAGACCAAAAGCAACAAAACTTCGGTAAGCGATGGGGTTGGTATTCAATCCTAATGAGTTTATGTAATGAGGACTTGTTAAAGTTAGATGAGGTTACAAAAGTAGGGATAGAAAAGAGCTTTACATATATGAGTTATTTAAGAGATAAAGAAAGTATAAAGAAATGAAAACATTCAAAGCAGTAGTTGACCAGTTCGAAGCGATATGTAATGCACACAAGCAATTAAACTCCTTCACCTTTGGTGATATATTCGAAGTAGACCTATCTAATCAGATGGACTTTGCTAAAGCTCACTTAATAGAGCAACCTGCAATAATAAACGCAAGGGATTTTATATTTACATTTGATTTATTGGTAATGGATTTGGTGGCAGCAGATGGTTCTAATGAGCCTGATGTTTTAAATGATACCTTCCTGATACTATCAGATATATATAGAGAGTTCAAAAGTGGATTAGGTAGAAACACGCCTATTATAAATTCAAGAGATTATGTAGTAAGTGATAGTATCACCTGCGAACCATTTACGGATAGGTTTGAGAACCTTTTAGCAGGTTGGAAAGGCACAATATCAATTACAGTTCCAAGCCATAACAACGCTTGTAAATCACCTATATGATAATCAGAGGAAACTTAAACACATTATTAATATGGCTTCGTTCGACTACAAGAAAACACAAAAAGCATTAAACAAGTTTGGAAAAGATGTTGTTATTCGTGCTGCTACTTTATTGCAAACTCGTAAACGTGGGTACGATACTGGGAAGCTATTTAAATCATTGGATAGCGATTTGCAGGTTGCTGCTAACTCTATAAGTCTTAAATTCAAGATGGAAGAATATGGTTTAGCAATAGACCAAGGAAGGGGTAAGAGTGGTTCAGGTGGAAGTGGTGAGTTATTCCCTAAGATATTAGCTTGGGTAAAGCGTAAAGGATTACGACCAAGAGATAGCAAAGGGAAATTCAAAGCTTGGAAGAATAAAGAAAACCAACAGAGAGGTATTGCATTTGCAGTTACGAGAAAGATACATAGGTTCGGATATAAAGGGAATAACTTTTTTACTGATGCTTTCGAGCAGAATTTTAAGAAGCTCCCAAAGAAGATAGAAAAAACATTTGCTTTAGATGTAGAAAAATTCTTAGCACAAACAATAGATGAGATAAATGGCAACAACGGTAACTAACCCAAATTATTGGACTCTTACTTTAACGAGTAACACAAGCCCAGTATTCAATTTTAAGTATGTAGTAGATATTACTATCGGTGGTGTCTTGGTAGCACGAGTAAAGCAGCCTAAGAATATGGCAGGTTCTGCTCATCTATCATACGAGAAGATAGTAAAGAACTATATTACAATATCACACAAGCACAAGAATACAATCGTTGGTACTCAATACGATTCTATACACTTGATGCCTCAGAACGCACCTAATGCAACAGGTACAACCCTGAACGATTACATTGCTACCTTTAATAGTGGGGATTTAAGAACGGTGTTGTTAGAATTTCACGAAGAGTATGCGAGTACAGATGGAGGTGCTATTACATTGCACGAAGATACGGCAACGGCTCAGACAAAGGCATTAATTAACTATGCTAATTCGTGGGAAGATCAAAAGCTATTTGATTTATCTACCTTTGATTTCGATAGTACTTCACCAGTATCTAAATTCTTAACAGATAGACCTACGGCAACTACTCAGCCAAACGATTTAAAAGGTAGGGTTGCTCAATTAACGAGTGCTAATGATTATCAATTAGTTTCTATGTTTAATGAGAAGTCTACTTATTTTAATACAGAGCTTGGTAGATTCTTATATAAGTTCTACGAAGATGTGCCTGATACATTAGGTGCAGATGATAACCATATAGGTGTGATTTCTGTACAGAATAGTGATAAGGCAGGTGTAGAGATTCCTACTTCATCAGGTACAGAAGATAAAGCATTGATATACTTAGCTTGTGGTGGTGCAAATGTAAACAAAATTGTTTACGCTCAATACGGAGGATATATTCCAACGGCATCGGTTAAGTACTATTCATTGCAGTACATTAGTACGGTAGAGATAGGAGATACTCAACGAAATGCAAATAAAATAAAAGCAGGAGAGTTTATTGAAATAATTAATGTGGGTAGTACTGATTGGATTTCTATTGGTGCTTCAGGCAATACGGTAGGATCACAATTTTATGCCACAGGTTCAGCGACAGGTTCAGGAACTGGAGAAGCTAAAGAATACGAAAAACTTTCAGAGCCTTACATATTTGAAATGGTAAGCGATGCGAATTGTAATAGTTCGCTTTATGAAGGTAAGAATATAGCTTGGAAAAACAAGTACGGAGTTTGGGATTATTACTTCTTTGATGGTGCTACTTCTGATAAAGAATCTTATAGTAGAACAACACAGAGAGAGAACATCGCAGGTAGTTGGAATGCAGCAGCCTTTGAATTGAACACCTACGAAAGAGGTAAGGTTGATAAGGTAGAAGGTAATAAGCAAACAAACATTAATACTCGTTATATTGGAGAGGAATGGAACGAACACTTCAAAGGGCTATTAATGAGTAACGAGGTGCAAATTATAGAGGGTGGTAAATCTTATCCAATCAATATAAAAGATTCGAGCTTAAATATTAAGACTAATTTAAAAGATAAGTTAGTGCAGTATTCTTTTAATTATGAATATGCTCACGCTTTAAAACAGAGAGTTTAATGGTTCAATTAGTAGTACAAACGCAAGGTGCTGTTGAGGTTCCTGCTGGTGGTGTAGTGTTGCCTTCAGTTGGTGATTCAGTTGGTGGTGGTGTAGTGTTTAAGGTTGTAGGTTCAACGGTTTATGTGTCAGCAGAAGTGGACTTAGGCTCTACCTATGGGTGGGGTTGCTCAGGTTCAACTATACTTGGAGCAGATGGCACTGCAATAGGTACAGGAGAACAAAACACTTTAGACATAATTGCAGGGTGTGCAGATACAGATTCTGCTGCTTATATGTGTGATACTGCTACAATAAACGGCTTTTCAGATTGGTATCTACCCTCAAAAGATGAGTTAATTGAAGTGTTCGCAAACAAAACTGAAATAGGAGGATTCGGTTCAGGCAAGTACTGGACTTCTTCAGAGGATAGTGGAACTTTTTCTTGGTTTCTATACTTTACAAGTGGATCCCAAAGCTCAGGTTATAAGAGTACTGCAAGATTTGTTCGACCAATAAGATCATATATCCCTGCATCAACTCCGTATGTAGGTATTTCTAAATACTTAGATTTAAGCGATACAAGTATAAAGGCTACATATTCGAGTAAAGAGATTCAAGATGTTACTCAGCAAAAGAGCGATTTCACTCATAACATAACGCTTCCTTTTACTCAGGTAAACAATGATTTCTTTGCTCACTACTATGAGGTGAATGTAGATGGTTCTTTTAGAGCTGATGTTAAAGCTTCGTGTTCTATTTATGTAGATAGCAATCTAATCTTTGATGGATATATTCAACTTGTAAAAGTAGATACATTAAACGAGAACTATACGGCAATCTGTTTTGGTGATGTTGCAAACTTAGCAACGGAATTAGGAGAGGATAAATTAAACGATTTAGATTTAACTAAGTTTAACCATATATTAAGCCAAGCTAATATAGAAACTGGTTGGAATGGTTTAACAGAGTATGTAGGAGCTTTAGCTGATGGAGATGAGATTCTTTACCCTATTATAGATAATGGCTTCAATTATAACGGTAACACATTAAACACAAATGCAGGAGCTATTAAACCGAGAGATTTAAAGCCTTCAATTAAAGTTAAAACGCTATTAGATGAGATAGTAAACAAAGCAGGTTATACTATTAGTTCTACATTCTTAAACTCTACATTCTTTACAAGTCAGTATATGACTTTGGGTGGTGATTTAGAAGGTTCTGCTACGAGTTTGTTAGATGGTTTTAAGGTTGGTATGACTGCTGACCAAACGGCAGTAAGTGGTGTAGCGATAGACTTCGATAATGAAACTTCAGGGAGTGGGTATTACGATTCAAACGGAAATTTTAATACAACTACAAACGCCTATACAGTTCCTCACAATGGGGTTTATGGGTTTCAATTGCAAGTAGTTATTGATACTACTATTGCAAGTACAGGTAGTGCCTCTGTATTGTTTTATGTAAACGGAGTTATTCATATAGATGTAGTTCCTGTTTCATTTGGCTCTAATACCGTTGGCTTAGATGTTTTTACTGGAAGTACTTCGAGTATATCTTTATCAGCAGGTGATGTAGTAACCTTTAGAGTTTACTCTTTTAGCTCTTTCGGAACTAAAGTTATAAAGAAGTTTGATACTATTAATGGAACTGTTTATGATTCATTTGTAAAGTTGGTTTCAATACCTGAAGTTGTAGAAGGTGGAACGGTTGGCTTTGAGGTAGGAAACAACTTACTACCAAAAGATAAGCAGATTGATTTTGTTAAATCTATATTCGCAAGGTACAACCTAATTGTAGAGGTAGACAAAGAAACACCAAAGCAATTAAATATAGAGCCTATACAAGACTTTAGAGATGTAGGTACTTCTAAGGATTGGACTGATAAATTAGACTTATCTAAGAGCGTAATAATAGAATCTACTAATAGATTTAGAAAGGCAGAATTAAACCTAACAGATAAAGAGGATGCTGATAGAATTAACGATTATTGGCAGAATGAAAAAGGTTTTATTTATAACTCTTTTAAATTTCCTTTCTATGGAGATTTCGGAAGTGGTGAGTTAAAAGTGCCTACCATATTTTCAAGCTTTGCACCTAAAAAGGTTGATAATAATTTAATGTTTATTGCTCAACACTTCGATTTTAACGATGGGATTGCTGAGGCAGTTAAAGTTAAGCCTAAATTATTCTACTACTCAGGTAAAAAACAACTACCTCCTTCATCTAATTACAAGTTATTAAATGAGGCTACTGGTGTATATACAACAAAGGTAGAATATCCTTTCTGTAATCACTATTCTATGTCAGGGGATTTAGTAACGGAAACTGACACAGATATTAGATTCAAAGCAGGGAATATATTAAACCAAAGTAGTTTAGTAGAAACTCAAACAGGTAACGATGTATATAACGGATATTGGAAAAGGTATTTAAACAACATCTACAATAAAGATGCAAGAATACAAATAGCATATTTCTATTTAACATCTCAAGATATAGCAGACTTTAAATACAATGACAAAGTATTTATAAAGGATTCTTATTGGTTAATTAATAAGATAGATAGTTTTGCAATAGGTGTAGATAATTCTACAAAGGTAGAGCTTATAAAGATATTAGAAACTCCTAATATAGAAGTGTGTTCTCTTACCGTAACATCTTACAACTTAAACGGTACTACTAACTGGATAGATTCGGCAGGAGTATCTGCTACGCCTACGGCAGCTTGTTGTGAAGAGGAAGGTTTAACGATGGTAGGTAATAAATGTATTTGGAACAACCTAACCACAAACGAGTTAAGTGATCCTCCTGTACTATACGATGGTGATAATAACGAAACGGTTTTAGTTGGTCAGTATGTTGCTGATATAAAGACAGGAAACACCACAACAGAAACAGAGTTCAACGGTGTCATCAAAAAGGTAGGAGAAGGTGATCCGAAAGAAGGAGATGCCTTATCGTGGGATGATACTTTAAACCAAACAGAATGGAGAGCATTACCTCCTAACCTTGCATTAGGAGTTACCACTTCAAGAATATATATAAAACCCGATCAATTTAAGACTTGGAGTAGCGACAGTATACAAAGCTATTCGCGCGATACACTCGGAAGTGTACAACCGAGCGCATACGCAAGCCGTACCAAGGTTTACGCATCTACATTTGTGCCATCAGGTTATAAAGTAACAGGCTTTGAGGTTTTCTCGAGCCAAAACAGAGCAATACAAGCTTTATCAAGTAGGGTTTCAAATGATTCTATTGGTAGTATTGGAACAGGTACGGCTAATACCTTCCAACTAATTACTGCTTGGAATAGTGTAGATGGTGATTATTTTATACTAACATATGAAATCGGAGCGAATACAGATGAAATTTATGGAGCAGAACTACATATAGAAACAATATAATGGATGTATGATAAACGAGGTAATTAGAGGAATAGGAAAGGGATCTATTAAGTTAGGTAAAACAAATGCAATAGTATTTGGATTAAAGGAATACCCCAAGACAATAAAACAAGCGTGGAAACAATTTAAAATGGAATTATGGCTCAAGAAGTAAGGCTCGATTTAGTTGCCAAAGTAGATAAGGCATTAAAAGATTTAGAAGAGTTAAAAGATGGTATTGATGCATCTGCTAAAGCTACTAAAGATGCAGCAAAAGCAACAGAAGATTCGGCGAAGGCAACTAAGTCAGCATCAAAGGCAACCAAGGCATTAGGTAAAAGTTTTAAAGGTGTAGGTTTAGCAATGAAGGCAGCAGGTATAGGTCTTGTTATGGCTCTATTCTCTAAACTTAAAGAGGTATTAGAACAGAATCAGACTGTAATGGATTTGGTTTCTACTGCAATGAACACTATTAGCGTTGTATTTAACGAGGTTTCTGATGTTGTTACTGATGTTTATGATAGTGTAACCAAATCAAGCGAAGGCTTCGAGGGGTTAGGCAAGGTGCTGATGGGTGTTATTACACTATCACTTACACCTATTAAGGTTGCGTTCTACGGAATCAAAGCAGGTATATTAGCCTTGATGATAGCTTGGGAGGATTCATTCTTAGGTGGTGGTGATGAGGGTAAAATAGCCTCACTTACTGAATCATTAAACGAAACCAAGCAAAGTCTATTAGATATAAAAGATGCAGCCATAGATGCAGCTAAAAACATAGGTGATAATATAGCAGAAGCTATTACCGAAGTTGTTGCAGCTACTAAAATAATAGTAGAAGAAGGTAAAAAAGGATTAGAGGCTATTGATGTAAAAGCAGCATTTAAAACAGGTGGAGAATTAACTAAGTTAAGGAATGAGGTTAAGTTATTAGATGCCGATGCAAAAGGCTTAATGCTTACATACCAAACACAAGCAGAATTACAAAGGCAAATTAGAGATGATGAAAGTGCAACGATAGCACAAAGAGTAGCAGCCAACGAAGAACTGGGAAGAATACTCGATGAGCAATTAGAGAAAGAAACTGAGTTAGCTCAAAAGAAAGTAGACCTCGCTCAATTAGAATCTGATTTAAACGCTGATAATATTGACTTACAAATAGCTTTAAAAGAAGCTAAGACTGAGTTAATTGATATTAACGAAAGAATCATAGGACAAGAATCTGAGCAGATGACTAATCAGGTAGCTCTTGGTAAGGAGTTGTTAGAATCTCAGAATGAATTATCACTAATAGGAAAGAACAACAGAGAATTAGAGCTTGAGGAATTAGAGCAATGGTATAAAGCACAATTAGAACTTGCAAGAAAGTCAGGAGCTGACACTACTGAAATAGAAAAATCATTTGCACAAAAGAAATTACTAATTGCACAAGGTGAGAGAGATGCAAAACTTGCAGCAGCAGGTGCAGTAGTTGGTGCATTAGGTAAATTAGCAGGAGATAATAAAGCTATTGCAGTTGCAGGTGCTACTATTGATACTTATGCAGCAATCGCAGGGCAATTAAAGGCATTCTCAGGGCTTCCTATTCCAGGTTACGCAATAGCTCAAGCAGTTGCAACAGGTTTAGTAGGTTTAGCGAATGTTAAAAAGATATTAGACACCGATGTACCTGGTGGTGGAGGTGGTGGAGGTGGAAGCGTTCCAAGTATAGGAGGCAACTTAGCTGCATCAATTCCTGCTGCGACAGGTTTAGGTGATGTGGTGAACTCTGTAAACGCTCAAGGTCAACAACCAGTAGAAGCATTTGTAATTAGTCAAACCGTAACAGATAGCCAAGAGGCACAATCATATATTAACAACCAAAGAACTTTATAATGAGAGTAGTAGAATTTGTAATTGATGAGAATAACGAAGATTTCGGAGTATACGCCATTAGTTTAGTAGACAGCCCTGCAATAGGAGAGGGGTTTATGTACTTTTCTGATAAGCAACAATTTGCTACCGTTGATACTGATGAGCGTGTAGTGATGGGGGCAGTAATGATTCCTGACCTTGAGATTATGCGAGTAGATAACAAGGGGGAAAAGTACAAATGTTGGTTTAGTAAGGCAACGGTGAAAGAAATTATGCAGAGGTATATGCAGCAGTCTAAGCACCAATCCACAACCATCGAACACGCTACTACCGTACAAGGTATTACTACCGTAGAGAGTTGGATTGTAGCAGATAGCAAGAAAGATAAAACTCAAGCATTTGGATTGGAGTATCCGATTGGTACTTGGGTTGCTTGTATGAAGATAGACAACGAAGAGGTTTGGCAGAACTATATAAAAGAAGGGATTGTAAAAGGGTTTTCTGTTGAGGGTAACTTCGGAGAAAAGAATGTAGAAATGAGTGAGCAGGAATACTTAGAGGCTATTGTTCAAATCATTAAGAACGATGAATTTACAACAAAACTAAAATAAACCCATTATTGTTTATATACGAAACTATGGAAACACTACAAAAGATTAAAGTCCTTTTAGGAATGGAGGTTACACCTTCGGAAATGGAAGAGGCGAAAGAACAAATGAAGTTTGAAGATATAGCTTTAGAAGATGGTACTATTGTTAGTGCTGATGCTTTAGAAGTTGGATCGGCAGTATTCATTATGGTTGAAGAGGAAAAGCAACCTTTACCTGTTGGTGAATATGCTTTAGCTGATGGTTCTTTATTGGTGGTTGCCGAAGAAGGTATTATCGCTGAGATTAAAGAAGTAGAGAAAGAAGAAGTTAAAGAAGAAGAAGAAGCTCCTGCTGAGGAAATGGCAGAAGCAGACAATTCTAAAACTGCTCTTATCGAAGCTATCGGAGTACTTGAAAACTTAGTACAAGAATTTGAATCTATTAAAACTGAGTTCAACACTTTGAAAGAAGAGTATACTGCAGTAAAGGTAGAGGCTAAAGAACTTGAAACTAAAGTAGAAGAGTTTGAGAAAGTAGGCGAAGAAATTAAGCCTAATCCAGAAGGGAATTTTAAAAGCGTTGCGTTAAGTCCTTTAGAATTTAGTAAACTAAGTTCACAAGGAAGAGTTCAATATATGATTAATCAAAATAAAAAATAAGTTATGGCAGATTCATTAACTAAACTATATGCAGGCGAAGAGGCTGCAGGGTTTATTTCAGCATCACTATTAAGTGGTGAAACATTAGCAAAAGGAAATATTACGGTACTTCCTAATGTAACATTCAAAGTAAATTTAAAGAACTTTGACCTTTCAGCTTCATCAGTAAAAGATGCTTCTTGTGATTTCACAGATGCAGGAGATATTACTTATGTAGAGAAAGCTCTTACTCCTGAGAATTTCGGATTGAATAAGCAACTTTGTAAAAAAGATTGGCTTTCTACTTATGCAGGCGCTCAAATGAGAGCAGGTGTTGATGGTACTTTACCAGCTAACTTCCAAGAGTACATTGTAGGTCACGCAGGTGCTTTAGTAGGTCAAGAAGTTGAGAAAGCTATTTGGGCAGGTACTACTGCTACAAGTGGTGAGTTCGATGGATTCCAAGTTCAATTAGCAGCAGATGCAACGGTTGTAGATGTAGCAGGTGCTACTCTTTCAGCTTCTAATATCATTGCAGAATTAGGAAAAGTAAGAGATGCAATTAAAGATGCTAACTACGGACAAGAGGACTTAGGTATCTTTGTAGGTACGGCAGCAATGAAGTACTATGTATCAGCTCAAGGTGCATTAGGTTATATGGATCAGTTCCACGCAGGTGTAACAGAAGCTAACTTTGAAGGTACTAAATTGATTTTAGCACCGGGAATGGCAGCAGACAAAATGGTTGCAGCTCGTAAATCTAACTTATTCTTTGCAACTGATTTAGCATCAGATATGGCAGAGGTTAAAGTTATCGATATGACTGAGAACGATGGTTCTGACAATGTTCGTTTAGTAATGAAATGGAACGCAGGGGTAGGTTACGCTAACGGTTCTGACATCGTTTACTACGCATAATAATAACAAATAAGTAGGGGTGTAAAAGCCTCTACTTTTTAAATACTTTAAAATATGGCTTGTTTACTATCAAATGGTAGAGCGTTAGAATGTCGTGAGAGCATCGGAGGGATTAGAAATATCTACTTCGTGAATCATAACGATATGGGTGCGTATACTATCGATGTTGATGGCGAATTAGATGATTTAGGAGCTACAAGTTCTACATACAAATACGAATTAAATCCACAAGGTTCAGACTTCGCAGAAGCAATTACTGCATCTGAGGAGAATGGTACGGTATTTTATGAGCAAACGCTGAACTTAACGCTACCTAACTTATCTAAGGATGCTTTAAAAAACTTAAAAATATTAGCACAAGGAAGATTTCAAATCTTTGTAGAAGATAATAACATTAACGAAGCAACAGGTTTCGGTGATTTATATCTTGCAGGTGCTTATAATGGATTAACTACAACTGGTGGAAACATCAGCAGAGGGAAAGCTTACGGCGATCTTAGTGGTACGACTATCGCAATGGTAGGGAGAGAGCAGAGAGCTGCTTTATCTGTTGTACCGAGTGCAGTAGTAGCAGATACTATTTTTGGAGGTCTTACGACTTCAGGAAACAGACCTACTATCGTTACGGTTTAATTCAATAATCTATACATTGAAGCCTCCCAAATTGGGGGGTTTTTTTGTTTTAAAACAATTCACTTAATTATCTATTATTAAGTACAAACATAAACATACAGAAAATGCCAACTAATTTAGTAGTAAGACAAGGAACAACAGGGGTAATAGTAACTCCAAGCGACTCCGTAGATATAACAGGTATCAATCCTAATACTCCTGCGACTTTGTTTGTGGGTGTTGGTGGTGATGTTGTAGTAATTACAATCGGAGGATCAACTTTAACTTTAAAAAATATAGCTGATGGTTCTTTTTTACCTATTCAAGTAACGAGGGTAAAAGCAACAGGAACAACAGCAACGGATATAGTAGCTTTATTTTAGTAGTATGATTAATATCATACAAAATACAATAGGTGCATTAGGGCGAACGCTCGGCATCGTAAGAAAGAACCTCCAACTATGGCTCGACTTTAATAAGAGCGAGGTTATAGGGAGTGAGTTAGTGGTTAATGGTGATTTTGCTACGGATTTAAGTGGGTGGAATTTCGCAGGTACAGATGCAACTAATACTATTACTTGGAATAACGGTAGGGTTGAGATGATTGCAGATGGAAGTACAGCACTCAAATTAGCACAATCAATCTTTGAGGTTGGTAAAACATACGAGATAGAATTTGATGCTTATAATATAACAGGAGCAGGATTTAAGGTTTTTGATGGTGGTACTATATTGACTGTTCAATCAGATGGACATTATAAATTTTACCACACAGCACTTTCTTCTCCTTTTAATGTTTACAGAAATACGGCATCACAAGCCTCTTCAGGAGAATTTGACAACATCTCCGTAAAAGAAGTAACCCAATTCGTTAAAGACAAAAGCCCTAACACGAACAACGCTAAGTTATTCACAGGGAAGGCTCTTACTTTTAATGGGAATGACGTAGTTGAGGTTACTGATAATGGAAACATTAATTTAGGTACATCAGACTTTACATTTGCTTTTTGGATAAATAAGTTGGGTAGTGGTGGTTCTACGCAGCGAGTAATTGATAAAAGAAACACTAAGGGTTATACATTATACTTAGATAATATAAATGTATTAAGGTTAGAGCTTAACGATGGGAGTGGAAATGTAGGTTTTGTAATGGGTACTTTAACTGATGATACATTCCAAAGGGTTGTTATATCTGCAGACAGAGATGGAAACGCTACTTGTTATATAAACAATTCTCCTCAAATTCCAATAGACATATCAAGTAAACAATTATCTTTAGATGACTCTACTAATTTATTTATTGGTGCTGATGCTCCTTTAGGTAATGGATTCTTCTTTAGTGGTATTTTATCTGACCTACAAGTCTACAACAAAGCTTGGACTGCTTCAGATGTAACCTTCGACTACAACAACCCTAATCATTTAGCGATAGATAACCCTGATACAGACTTAGTC